TTCTAATCTCGGCTTCTTTTGCATCACCACTGCTTGAACCACTGAAGCATAGAATATTCTTTGTGCATATATGGCATGACTCAAAGAGCGGTAAGACCGCAGCAGTAAAACTTGGTCTAAGCGTTTGGGGAGATCCAAAGGTGCTCCTGGCAAGCTTCAATGCAACATCAGTAGGCCTTGAGAGAATGGCTGCAGCACTCAATAATCTACCATTCGCTATCGATGAACTTCAGGTCCTGAACGAAAGAAGAATATCCGCTGAGACAATCATCTATGGATTATCAATGGGATTTGGGAGGCTTAGAGGAGCAAAAGAAGGTGGACTGCAAGATAAAACCGAATGGAATGACATTGTAATAACTACGGGTGAACAACCAATTTCCAAGGAGAATTCTAACGATGGAGTGCTCTCGAGAGTCTTAGAACTCTACTCAAAGCCAGTAGACAATGAAGACTTCGCACATGAGCTCCACATTATTAGCGAGAATAACTTTGGTCATGGTGGTGAGGAATACCTTCGCTACATTCTTGGAAATAATGTCAAAGGTAAGAAACATCTCAAAGAAATATTTGATAAGTTACGAGATGAGATCAGTGAACACTATAACAATAAAGAAAAGAGTAAAGCCAACAGTCAGCTTGATAACGTAGCTGTAGTTTGCCTTGGTGACTACCTATCGTCAATCTCTGTGTTTGGAATACCAAGTGAAGAAGCATGGAAACAAGCTATCTCGTTGGGTTATGCTGCTCTAACAAATAACAGGCAACTTGAGAAAGTGGATACCATCGAGAGAGCGTGGGAGTTCGTTGAAGGCTGGCTTGTAAGCAATACAGCTAAATTTACTAACGATACTCAGATAACCTATGGACTCTGTAATGGCTCCACGTACTACATAATTCCGGCATTCCTAAGGGCTGCTTTAGAGGAGCAGGGATTCGACTACAGCAAAGTGACTAGAGGTTTTAAGGACCGCGGTTACATCACCACTCGCAGGGATGCGAAAGGGAACACCAGGATGCAATATCAAAAAAGAATAAATGGGAAATCGTGCAAAGTCATTGAGATTCAATTGGATCCGAGTGAAGAAAATGCAGCTCCTCTTATCGGGAAATCTTAATGGGTTACCACTGTTTCCTCTGTTTCTATGTTTTTCCGGACACATACGTGTATATATAAGTAATTAGATAAAAATGTAATAGAAATCTAATGTGCTCCTATACGAGGTGTGTGTACACACAAAATGAGGTAACAGAGGAAACATATATATAATAATAAAGGATAATAAATAATAATATGTTAGAGAAAGAGGCAGTGGCGAAAATCCTTAAATACCTTAAGTCTCAACCTAAATGCTTCTGTTGGAAGGAGCATGGCGGTATGTATGGGACCACAGGAATCCCCGACATCATCTGTTGCTTCAGAGGTCACTTTGTGGCCTTTGAAGTTAAAACTGAGAAGGGAAGGTTAACCAAACTACAGTCGGTTGCACTTGAGAAGATAAAGGCAGCTGGCGGCAAAGCTTACAAAGTGACAAGTTTGGATGAAGTGAGAGCAATCTTGAAAAACTTGGAGGAATGTGAATGGATATAAGAGAATATTTTGAACAAGCGAACTTGCTTAATAGAAAAATCAAAATGATGTTGAACCAGGTTGAAACTTTGGATAGTCAAGCAAAGAAAGTCACATCAAGCTTTCAAATGGACAAAGTCTCATCGTCTAAGCAGAAGAGCTCAATGGAAAGTGTGATTGTTAGAAAGCTAGAACTAGAAAAGGAGATCAATGCACAAATAGACGAACTGTATGCTCTAAAGCTGAATATGGCACTTGTGATCTCAAGGATTGATGATGAAAGATATCGAAGATTACTTGAGCTCCGCTACATTGAAGGCGAGGAATGGAACCAGATAGCCATAACATTAGGGTACAATATGCGGTGGGTACAGAAACTACACAAGCGGTCGATTGAAGAAGCTGCCAATGTGTATGATGGCGAAGTTAAAAATACAAATGATAAAATTGGCCGCCTCGAGGCCGCCATGAAGACGCCTATAGGCCGCTATGAAATTCCAAAATCATATGATAAAGTGAAGATGTAGAAGTCTACACGAATGAATCTTGGTTTTCCAAGGTTCGTTTTTTAAGTTCATAACTAAGGGTACGCGATTGCGTACTCTTTTTTATTGGGGGTAAAATGGGATATCGAGAGGCTGTTGAAGATCAAATAAAAATTAAAAGGCTTAGTCCTCATGAACAGGTGTATTTGCCACCGTGTGCTGTGTGTGGTGCTGAGGTCACTTCGTTATCATACAATCGAACATTTCTGTACTTATGCGTTGAACATAAAAAGCTAAGATATCAGCTGAAGAAGCAAATGAAAATTGGCCGCCTATAGGACGCTATGAAGCCGCCTATAGGACGCTATGAAAACCGAAAATTATGTGAGAGAATAGAAATGTAGAAGTATATCTAAAGCCTTGAGAGTAATCTCAGGGCTTTAACTTTAGGGAGGAGAGTTGTATGCCAAGGAAACCAATGAAGCCATGTAAGCATCCAGGCTGTCCACTGCTCACTGCAACTAAGTACTGTGATGTTCATGCGAAGCAGCATGCAGCAACTGTGCTAAGCTCCACAGACAAAGGCTATGATGGTAGGTGGCGTAAGGCTAAGAAGAAGTACCTTGAAGCACAACCACTGTGTGTCAGGTGCATGCAGGTTGGTGCGCTGACCAGAGCAACTGTGGTTGATCACATCATACCTCATCGAGGTGATATGAACCTGTTCTGGGATGAGAGCAACTGGCAACCACTATGCACAAGGTGTCACAACAGAAAAACTCGAGTGGAAGATATGCAGATTTTATACAAATACTGAAATCGTTACATGAGGGGTAGGGGACTGAAAATCCTTGGGGCTCAAAGGGTTTCGGACGCGCTGTCCCAACGCGCGAAATTTCGCGAAATTTCATAAGGGGGGTATCGCGAAATGGATCAGGAAAGCACCTCAAACCATGGGGTGCAAGCAGTTTTAGAATTTGATTTTTGCGTAATGGTTACCAATAAATCACAATATCCAGCACTGATATAAACTGAAACTTAAGTGGAATATAATATTTCAATGCGGTATACTAATTATGTGACAAGTTGATTTATTTATCATGAAAGTATACGCTATAAGGGGTTAAAATGAAATATTTTGCTTATTCTATTTTAGGGCTTTTTGTTTTTCTGTCTGTTTTATTTATTTCTACATACGTCGGGTCTACTATGGGTCCAGGTCCATATGATGTGGGTTTTGTGGTAAGCTCAATATCTATACTTTGCTCTGTTATGGTTATATGTACAATGATCATTGTTGATGCCATAAAAAGTAATTCTACAAAGTAAGTCACAAGTTTGAACGCTAAGGTGAACTGAGAAATCAGCCAACCGAGGCGTTTTTTTATTTCCGGAGGTTAACAGAAGATGACTGATGAGGAACGACAAAAGATAACTGAACTAAGGGTGAACGGCTTTGGATACAAAGCAATAGCAGCTGCTATGGGAATGAATCGAAACAATGTGCGAAGCTTCTGCCAGAGGCATGGCATTGGTGGCAGTTCGGTTGTTGTGGCATTGAACCTTGAGGAACAGAAGAATTCATCCCTGATCTGTAGGCACTGCAATAAAAAGCTTATCCAGTCATCAACAGGGAGAAAGCGTAAGTTCTGCTCGGAAGTATGTCGTCGGAACTGGTGGCAGCTCCACCCAGGGAACCGGAAGCCTAAGGAGACAGCATTCAAGAAGATAACCTGTAGCCACTGTGGAACTGAATTTGAGAGCTATGGAAGCTCTGACAGAAAGTACTGCAGCCATAACTGTTATATCAAATATAGATTTTGGAGAGATGAGAATGGAGTTTAAGAAACTAAGAATTGATGATTTAATACCGGCCAACTACAATCCAAGGAAGAAGCTGAAGCCCGGTGATAGTGAGTTCGAGAAGATCAAGAACAGCATAAAGGAGTTCGGGTATGTTGACCCTGTGATCGTCAATAAGGACAAGACAGTCATTGGTGGCCATCAAAGAATAACAGTCCTTAAGACACTAGGAGTCGAAGAGATAGACTGCGTGGTCATCGATATCGACAAAACAAAAGAGAAGGCACTCAATGTAGCTTTGAATAAGGTATCAGGATTCTGGGATGAGAGTCTGTTAGCAGATCTTCTCAAGGACCTTGAAGGACTCGATTATGATCTTAAGTTCACGGGATTCGATCCACCAGAAATTGATGAGCTGTTCACTAAGCTCCACGACAAAGATGTCAAAGATGACGACTACGACGTGACTAAAGCACTGGAGGAAGCAGCATTTGTAAAGCCTGGGGAGGTTTGGCAACTAGGTAGACATAGGATCATGTGTGGAGATGCCACCAAGCCCGAAGATGTAGCTAAGCTAATGGATGGGAAGGCAGCGAACCTCGTAGTTACGGACCCGCCTTACAATATCTCCTACGAAGGCTCCAATGGGCTGAAGATAGAGAATGACAGCATGCAAGACAAAGAATTCTTTGAATTCCTACTCTCTGCATTTAAGAATATGGCTGCCCATCTTGAACCAGGCGGATCAGCTTATGTATTCCATGCAGACACTGAAGGATTGAATTTTAGAAAATCATTCATCGAAGCAGGATTTCATCTAAGTGGAGTATGTATCTGGGCCAAGAACACATTCACATTAGGACGATCACCATACCAGTGGGGCCATGAACCAGTCATCTATGGATGGACTAAAGGTGGTAAGCACCGTTGGTACAGCGACAGATCACAGAGCACCATCTGGAATTATGATAAACCAAAGAAGAACGATATCCACTGTACCATGAAACCAATCCCTTTACTTTGTTACCCCATAAAGAACAGCTCCCAAGTCAATGGGATTGTCCTTGATACTTTCTCTGGTAGTGGAAGTACAATAATAGCCTGCGAGCAGACTGACCGTGTAGGATACGGAATGGAGCTTGATCCCAAGTACGCATCAGTAACAATCAAGCGATTTATCGAAGCAACCGGGTCAGACAATGAGGTGTTCCTCCTGAAGGATGGCAATAAAATCAAGTACTCCGAAGTTGTAAAAGAACTGCCAGATAAGTCGTGAATTAGCTTGCTATAACCTGTGTTTAGAGTGATATATGTACTACCAAGAAAACACAGGAGGTATTGAGAATGGACAAGAAGGAAGTCATCAAGGCGGTAGAGGAGAAGTTGGGAACAAAGGCAAAGTACAAAGGAGCACCAACCTTCAGTTACGAAATCACAGACGGAAAGACAACTTACACGGTCACAAGAACCGGTGAGGTTCTTGATATGAATGGGGTGGAGAGACTCCTTGAGTGTATACTGAACAGTGATTCTACTGAGGATGAGATAACCTATACAGAGGAGAGCTTATGCGTGAGAGCCCATCAAATCAGAAGGGAGCAATTGAGGTTAGCCTGCCAGGCCACACGGGAGCAACGATAAGGAACCTTATCAACATGCTCACCAGCAAGCAGAAGCTTCTGGCTCTTGCACTGGGCCTTGACTGGCAGCCTGTTGGGGCCGGGGTTGCCGAAGAACTGGCGGAGGCCAAGGTAACGGACCTAAAGGAACTTGAAGCGAACCTGGGGCCTTTAAAGCCCCGTTTGAAGGGATTTCAAATCAATCTAAGTGGGCCAGTTCCAAGTACAGAATTTAGCGCGGATGGTATCAACGAGGATAAGGTAAAAGCTCTGAGAGAAGTCCTAAAGGCTGCAGCGAACCAGGCTAGGCAACTGAAGTATGCTTCATACAAAGCTTCACAGGATGACAACCCAAAGTACGCACTTAGAGTATGGTTAATCAGGTTAGGGCTCAACGGCGCTGAGCACAAGGAAACGAGGGCAACGCTTCTTAAAGGCCTTGAAGGTAACTCAGCCTTTAGAGGAGTGGAACCAAAGATAGAGAAATAAACATAGAATAGAGTTGAGCCTTCGGGCTCTTTTCTTATTGGAGGGAGGTGATGACCATGGCGACAAGAGGAAGAAAGCCCAAGCCAACAGCTATAAAGGTCCTGGAAGGAAATCCAGGAAAGCGAGCACTTAATGAATTTGAACCAAAACCAGATAAGAAGATGCCCAAGTGTCCTTTGTGGCTCGATGCTGAAGCCAAGAAGGAATGGCGAAGGACCGGAAAGCTTCTTGAAACTATGGGAGTCCTCTCTGAAGTGGACATGGCAGCCTTCGCAGGATACTGCCAGGCTTATGCCAGGTGGAAGGAAGCAGAGGAGTTCATTACCAAGCATGGAACCATAGTAAAGACTCCATCAGGATATTGGCAGCAGGTACCGCAGGTTTCAATAGCTCAGACTTACCTGAAGATAATGAATAGGTTCTGTGAGCAGTTTGGGCTGACGCCTTCAGCTAGGAGCAGAATCGTAACAGACAAGCCCTTGGAGAGTGATGATCCAATGGAGCTCCTTCTTCTGAAGGGAGGTGCAGGGGATTGACGTATGTGATCATTGAAAGAGAGTCCTATATTACAGGCTACACCAGAAATGGTGTGGCTTTTACTTTTGATAAGGCTGATTACGAGAAGGTCAAAAAACACAGCTGGCATCTGTCGAAGAAGGGGTATATTTCAACTAAGAGAAAAGGGCGGGTAGTGCCGCTCCACAAGGTTATCCTTAAATATCCATCCTGGATGGAAGTGGACCATATCTCAAGGGACAGGTTGGACAACAGAAGATCCAACCTAAGAGTGTGTAACCATCAGGAGAACTGCTTCAACCAGAGTCTAAAGAGGACAAATACCTCGGGGTACATAGGGGTAAGCAAGGCAAAGCGCAAGAATGCTTTCGAAGCTTACATACATTTCTGTGGGAGGAAGTACCATATAGGTACTTTCGATGATTCTAAGCTGGCAGCTAAGGTTAGGGACAATGCAGCATCAATGCTCTTTGGTGAGTTTGCATCTCTTAATTTTCCAAAAGAATGCGGTGAGATAACTGGCTAGTAAGAAAAGCGCCCTGTTTGTCCCAACAAAGTTTATGCTGCCAACATCAACCTACGTCCCAGAAAGAGCAGACCATACTGTAAGGTTCATCGAGAATCTGAGACATACAAAAGGTGAATGGTATAATCAGCCATTCAAGCTCCTCCCATGGCAGGAGACAATAATCAGGAACATATTTGGAATCATCAAACCAAATGGATTCCGGCAGATAACAACTGCCTATGTGGAAATTGCTAAGAAGCAAGGTAAGACTGAGCTTGGAGCTGCGCTGGCACTATATATGCTTACAGCAGATGGTGAACGTGGGGCTGAGATATACAGCTGCGCTGCGGACAGAGCCCAAGCCAGCCTTATCTACAACGTGGCAGTGGACATGATCTCATTAAGTCCGGCTCTAAAGAAAAGGCTGAAGGTCGTGGCATCGCAAAAGCGAATCGTGTATCCGGCCATGAACTCCTTTTACCAGGTACTTTCAAGCGAGGCATACTCGAAGCACGGTATCTCACCAACAGCAGTACTCTTTGACGAGACTCATGTTGCTAATAGGGAGATGATGAATGTCATGCTGCATGGTGCATCTGATGCAAGGAGACAGCCAGTGAACTTCCTAATCACGACTGCAGGAAATGACTTCAACAGCATAGGTTACGAGCTCCACCAAAAGGCAATGGATATCATGGAGGGGAGAAAGGTTGATCCAACATTCTATCCAACGATCTATGCTGCAGATGAAAATGACGACTGGACAAATCCTGATGTCTGGAAGAAAGCCAACCCAAGCCTAGGAATAACAGTCCAGGAAGACAAGATCAAGATTGCCTGTGAGAATGCAAGGCAGAACGCAGCAGAGGAGAATTTGTTTAAACAGTTAAGGCTATGCATATGGGTTAAGCAATCAGTCAGGTGGATGCAGATGCACCACTGGGATGAATGTGACTTCAATGTTGATCCACAAACCTTAATTGGACGTGAGTGCTTTGCAGGGTTGGACCTTTCAAGCTCTATAGATATTACAGCCTTTGTTATTGTGTTCCCACCAAGAACCGAGGATGAGAAATACATAATACTGCCTTACTTCTGGATCCCAGAGGATAACCTTCAGAACAGGGTTAGAAGGGATCATGTGCCATATGATACCTGGGAGAAGCAGGGCTTCATAAAAACAACGGATGGTAATGTGGTCCACTACGGTTACATTGAAAACTTCATTGAGGAGCTCGGCACAAAGTACAACATAAAAGAGATTGCCTTTGACAGGTGGGGAGCGGTGCAAATGGTCCAGAACCTTGAAGGCATGGGTTTTACAGTTGTTCCCTTTGGTCAAGGCTACAAGGACATGTCTCCCCCTACAAAGGAACTAATGAAGCTGACTCTAGAGAAGAAGATAGCCCATGGTGGAAATCCTGTACTTCGATGGATGATGGACAACATATACGTCAAGACAGATCCAGCCGGCAACATAAAGCCGGACAAGGAAAAAAGCACAGAGAAGATTGACGGAGCAGTTGCCCTGATCATGTCCTTGGATAGGGCTATAAGAAACGAGATAAAGGGCAGTGTATATGAT